ACGCTCGAACTTAGATTTGTTTTGATCAACAAGTTCGTCCCTATGCTGCATGACAAGAACTCTTTGACCTTTTTTAAACCTTTCACCGACAAGCGCAGACAGCATAATTGTTTTACCCGCCCCTGTAGGCGCAACAACGATTGTGTTTTTGTGCTTATCTAATGCTTTACAAGCATCATTTATAGCGGCCTCTTGATATGGACGAAGTAACATGAATTAACCTATGAACTTAAATTCTGGAATAGGGATGTGAACAACTGGCTCTATATCTTGCCAATCATTGCGATCTTTACGACCACCAACCATGACAGGCCAATTGTTCTTAAAATATGTGTAGCCAGACCGATCTTTCCATTTAACAAGAAGAATACTATTAATGTTTGATGCTTGCTTTAATCCATTTGCTGCAGACACTTTAGAAAGTGAAAGCAATAGTGTGTTATATTGATTGTGATTGTTTGTTCTGACTTTAACTTCACAAAACCCAACAACTTTATCATTTTTTAAAACACAGTAATCTAAGTGATATTGTTTAGGCATTTTTTCAAACCCAAAACCAAACCGATTACAGAAAGACTCAATTACACCGCGTTCATTAAGCAAATCTTCACTTGTCTCATACGTTGGACGCATAAGATTCTCCTCTTGATTTAGATGGTGGGGGGTATTGGCCTCGCCCCCCCTGTGCGAGGTCTAGCAGGTGTGGAAAAACCTGTGCCGCTAGATTTACCTATTAGCCCAACTTGGAACTGCACCTGACGTTGGTTGCGCTGCCTGTTGCGGTTGAGCCGCAGGAGCTTGCGCCATCGGTGCCTGTCCAGAAGGGATAAAATCTTTCTGGTTCGGCGTCACTGCTGCCATGAGTTTATTTTTGTCCTCATAGCCGCCTGTGCCTTTTTCAATTCCAACTTTAGCGCAAATTTCCATTCCACTCAAGTCATTAACGCCACCAATGTTTCGCCTTTGAACCGCAGTCTCTGACATATCAGATGGATCAATACTATTTGCGCTTTCGATAATTGACCTAAGAGTGGATAAACCAATCTCTTTTGCCACTGGAATACCGCTTGCACCCATCTTGTCACCGTCTAGAAAAATACGATGCCAGAACTTACGTTTGTCATATTCACCGCCAACGACTGTGAACTCTAGTTCCATCCATTTGGCGTTGGACGTTTGAGATTTTTTAAACCACATTCCATTACCAAACTCTGAAATTTCAGTATCACCCATTTTTACCACGATGATTGCACGACATACTGTTCCGTTTGGAATAAGAGTGCGTGTTTGTGTTGGTGCCTCTGACACCGCTGCGTTATTTAGATTCAACATTTTCTGTCCCTTCTGTTAAAATCTGTTGACTGGGGTTCACAAAGTTTAATTGTTTCTCTGTGTTTCCCCCTTTACCCATTTTCTCAATAAGTTTACCAAGATGTGGCTCTTCAAGTGTATCGAGCCTACCAGAGCGATCCTTTGCAGGATAGCCCCACTCATTTAGAGCATCGCAAACGAAGGCACGAAAAGAGCCGTTCTCGCCTCCCAAGACTGCCATCGTAAGAACTTCGTCCACGATGCCCGGTAATTCTTTGCCAGTTTTGGAACCTTCGATCTGAAGCGCATATTGTTTACGCCCATAATCGTCAGTGTATTCATCTAGAATACCAACAAAGATTACGTTCTTATCACGAATGTGTTGAAGGTGTGTAAGCCACGCCATCATTTCGCGTCCATGCATACCATAAGCTGCACGAGTATCTAACTTGCCAGTTCTATCTGATCTAGACTCTGGTTGTTGCTGACACCATTGAAAACATAAACGTCCTGCAACTGTAATTGAGTCAACAAACAACGTTTCATACCTATTTACGTTTTCTTCTGGATCACCATATATCTGACAGACACCTTCATAATGCGCCTGACTATAGCATTGATCTTCATGTAATGATGGATTTGGACCACCAATATAACAAGCAAAATCACGACATTCTGCCCACGTTTGTGGACGAATGACATCAATAGGGTGCCCTTCAATAGCCGCATCCCCTGCTTCTAGATCCATAAACAAAGTTTTTAATGGATCAAGAGTTTTTGCTAATGTTGTTTTACCAACACCACTAGCACCACAGACTACGATCTTATGACCGCGCTTTTCTGCAAGCCGTTGTTCGGCTGTAATAATTTGTAAACCCATTTATTTATCCTCTTCGAATGAGAAAGCACCAAGCTCTACCGTCCTGCAATTTTCTAACTGCTGTTTTATTTCTGGTGGAGCGGCTGTGTATTTGCGCTCTTCTACAGAAAAAACAACCTTTCCGTAGTGCTGCGCATTTTCTGGTGACATCGTATTAAGCTGATCACGAAGCATATCCTGATCCCAAGTCACCTTCTTACGAACCGTAGCTTTAAACTTTTTATTATTATCCACGATTGTAGTCGTACCAAAATCTTTACCATCGGCTCGTAAAGCATCACGAACCTGTTGTAGCCAAGTATCTTGGATTTGTTCATTTAGATCAGAAAGCTCTTCTTTAAGCCCTGCGATCACAACGCGCAGTTCTTCCCTGCGCTCAAGTAATTGATTGCTCATAGCAACCTCCACGTTAAATTTTAGACAATTCAATTTATGGCAAAGTATGGGAAATGAGTCAAGAACTTTTTTTAGATAAATATATATCTATATCAAAAACAGCCTTCATCAGCTTCTTTTTTAGTTTAAATTCAGGGGTTTCTACACCTTTGGCATCTTCGACAATATGTTCCCAAATACCATCTGCGGTCTCTTTATTGTATTTAAAGTCGGCTATATACGCACAGATTTTTTGATCGTTTACCATGATATTGTAACGAGGCTGTAGCTCTAAATCTTTGATTCGTTCTGCCTTTTCAAGAGACTTTAAATAGAGGTAACGCTCTGATTCCCATTTAGAGTCAAATGTAATGCCATGTATGGTGGTTTTTTTATTACCATACTTTGGTCTTGACCTTTTTAACTTGGGATTATATCTTGGTTTCAAGTACATTATGGGAGTTATGCTAGTGCCTGCAACTACTAAATACAAGTCTATAAGCGTTTCTGTGGAAACTTATAAGAAAATAGTTCAGATGTCGCAAAAAAAACGTAGGAATATTTCGCAACAACTTTCTTTGATTGTTGACGATGCTTACGACAAACAAGGCTTTATACCGCTTCACGAGCCGATACGATCTGTTTCTGGCGGACTAAGCGCCGTTATAGAAGACTAAAGCAACCCTGCACTTCCTAGACCACCAAGCAATGTGGCGGCTACTGCAGGGTTTTCTTTTGCCCTTTGCCTTATGTTTTGATTCGAAATCGGTTGCCCCTGTGCTGTATTAACAGGCGGTAAAACTTGGGGCACTGGTGTCGATGTTCTTGTGGGTTTTTGTGAACTAGGAAAGTTTTCCTTCATTACATTTTGAGCCAAAGCTTCTACTTGCTGTTTTGTCTCCTGCACTCCTTCTTGAATAGATTGAACAGGAAGTTGAGATGCAGTTGAGGCCAAAGCACTGGCTAATATATTACCAAGAATTTCTGCTTTTCTTTTGGGTCCAGCATTTTTACTTAAAGCTTTATATTGGTTAACAATGCTTTTGTATTGCGGAGCCTGTCTAAACAAAAGACCTAAAGTAGCAAATTTAAATATTTTTCCTACATTTTCTATGGGTTTAGCGGCTATATTAGCAGCAACCAAATCACCACCCTCAATAGCTTTAGAATTAAAAACTAAAACTTTTCCAAATTCATTCATATCATTAGCCATTTCTTTTCCAAAAATGACTCCTAGTTTTCCTGTCTTATGTTCATTCTGCAATCTTTGACCAAACAATTTAAATTGTGCAGGATTTGATAAAAAAGTATCTCCAAAGTCCCCTATTATATTGTCAATATAATAAGATCTTATTTTATCCAAATCATCAGGTCTGTCAAAATATTTTATTAAGGCTTGAGCATCTACATCTTTTGTTGTGCCTTCGGCAATAACCTCTGCAGCTTTCGCAGATGTTAAAGATTTGTTTTGCAAAGCTTTTAAAGCAGAGCTTTTTTTCATAATAGCTTGCTCTTCAAGAACATCTTTTAAATTTTTTAACAAACTTATTGCAGGTTGATCAGCGCCAGCAGCTATTACATTGTCGATCATTTCTGTAGAGACATTTGATAAGCTAAGAATATTCATCTGATTAGCTAATTTTTTTATTTCTGCAGTATCTTTTCCAAACAATTCATCGGCTGTAGAGCCAAGTTTTTTAATTTGATCGTGAAATTTATGTAAACTTACAATGCCCTTTTTCCCATCTTTAGTTGATTCTTCAAATGTTTCTTTCAACCATTGAGCTGCCATTCTTGATTTTATAGGATTAAAAATATTTTCTCCTCCAGAAGCTTTAGCTGCATCTTTTAACAATTGAGGATTATTGGGTTTTATAAGAGAATTTACGGCTTGAGATACGTTTACAGATTCTTCATTTTTAACAGACCTAACTAAGTTTTTTAAACCCAAAGTGCCGTGTAATTTTTCAAACTCCATACGGCCTTCTCTAAAATTTTTTCTAATAGTAGGAAGTCTGGACGCAACATCTTTATACATATCTTTTTGTGATTTACTTAATCCACTCATAGACCCTTGAGTTATTAAGTTTTTCATATTTTCAGTAGAAAATTTATCATCAAGCCTACCTAAAAATTTTTGTTTTACTGTATCGACATTATAAGATCCAAAATTGCTCAACCATTTGTCGTTTAATTGTTTTCTGGCATTATAAATTTGAGCAAACGATGCGTTGTCTGGTAAATTAGTTATTTCTTGTAACATTAATTTTTTCATACCTAAATCACCCGCACCAGAGGTGACACTAACTAAATCGTCTAACTCTGATAAAGCGTCTTGTTTTATTGCTGAAACATTAAAATATGGTTG